TCCCATAGAGCTTTAACCTGCTGTTAACCTTCCTGCTTAACAAGCCAGCCGGAAAGAAGTAGGAAACTGAAAATGGCAACTACAGTTCCGGGTTATTCCACCTGGTGGCTCCACCCTACTACAGAACATGTAAACAACACCTGAGCATGACTCACCGCTCAGTTTGACAGCTCTGGCATTTAATCCTATTTCATGCATGACTGCACCACGTGTATGGATTGGTGCAGCCTTGCACTGACCTTCCACTGAACCACAAAATGTGAGTCACTGGGGCAGAAAATCCTGTTAGGCAGCTTTGCAGAAGATAAAAAAATAGCAAGTCCCTTCCTGTTCCCTCTACCTTTTTTTACTATAAATACCGGAGGCCTGAGGCTTCTCTTTGCTTCGCCTTTTGCAAAAAAGGGAGAGGCTCGGAGGCTATTGGAGGCTTTTTGCTGGCGAAACTGCTAGACAGAAAAATGGATAGAACCCTGAGCAGATCCGAAGCAAAGGAGCTAATGCAGCTTCTTGATTTGGATATGTGCTGCTGGGGAAATTTGCCTTTAATGAGAAAGGCCTATTTAAATAAATGCAAAGAACACCACCCTGACAAGGGAGGTAATGAAGAACTAATGAAAAGGCTAAACAGCCTTTACTTACAACTTGAGGAATCTGTTAAGAGAATGCAATGCCTAAATGAAGAAGACTCTATGTGGTCTACTACTCAGGTACACCAAACTCAATATGCTTGTGGTGATTATTATGGTATTAATTTTATGAACAGACTTTGCAATGCATGGGATGCCTGCCTGCCTCATGGGTTAAAGCACTGCAATTGCATTAGCTGCTATTTGAAGAGAAATCATGCAAAGAGATGGAAAGAACTGAGAGTGCCTATGACCTGGATAATGTGCTATTGCATTGACTGCTATCTGGACTGGTTTGGATTTCCTTTAACTTATGAGACCTTCCAGTGGTGGGGAAGAATTCTGCAATGGTCCAAGCTGTGCGAAGTTGGCTTACCAGGTAATTTTTCTATTTGTTTTTTAGGTTCCTACATATGGTACACAAGAATGGGAAGAGTGGTGGGAAAACTTCAACAGAGCTTGGGAAGAAGAACAAATTAGGAGAGATAGAGAAGAATATAGCAAAAAGAGAAAATCTGACACTTCACAGCCAACTGCCTCAACCTCACAAAATGATTCTGGGTATTATCATTCACAGGAACAGCCAGACCTTACATGCCATGAAGAATTTGAATGGGAAGATTTGACCCAAATGAGAATGGACCGGAGTCCACAATGCCCAACTCTCAAGCAACTCCCCCAAAGAGAAAAAGGGGAGATGATCCACCTCCCTTTTCCAGACTGTTTAAATGAATTTGTAAGTCAGGCTGTGTTTAGTAATAGAACATTAACAAGCTTTATAGTGCACACCACTAAGGAAAAAAGTGAACTGCTGTATAAAAAACTGCTTGTGAAATTTAAATGCAATTTTGCTAGTAGGCATTTTAACAGTGATTCTGGGTTTGTGTTCCTAATTACTCCTTTTAAACACAGGGTTAGTGCTGTGAATAATTTTTGTAAAACACACTGTACTGTGTCTTTTCTAACATGTAAAGGTGTAAATAATCCATATCTTTGTTATTCATGTATGTGCAGAGATCCCTTTAGGTTAGTAGAGGAGAGTATAATTGGGGGATTGAAAGAAAATGATTTTAAGCCTGCTGACATATATGGTGATGAAAAAGATGAACTAAATTGGAAGATAATTGCAGATTATGCTCAAGCAATTCATTGTGAAGACCCATACCTCCTGATGGGTATGTATAGCCAATTTTCAGCCAATCCTGAGGACTGCAACCACTGTAAAGAAGCTAAAGTACAGGAACACTACAAGTACCATGAAATTCATCACCACAATGCTGCTCTTTTTGTTTTTGCAAAATCACAGAAAAGTATTTGCCAACAAGCCTGTGATACTGTAACAGCTGCTAGAAGGGTGGAAATAGAGCATAAGACAAGAGAAGAACTTTTGTTAATAAGATTTAGAAATAAATTTATAGAGTTAAATGAGGCATTGCAGGGAGAGACAGCAATAGAAATGTATATGGCAGGGGTTGCCTGGTATATGTGCCTATTTAGTGATATTGACTTGAAGGTGTATAGTTTTGTAGAAACAGTGACAAGAAACATACCTAAAAAAAGGTACTGGTGTTTCAAAGGGCCCATTAATAGTGGGAAAACTACTCTTGCTGCAGCACTTCTTGATTTGTTAGGGGGAAAGTCCCTTAATATCAATGTTCCAGCTGACAAGCTTCCATTTGAGTTAGGTGTTGCAATAGATCAATACATGGTTGTATTTGAGGATGTTAAGGGCCAGCTTTCAGATAACAAGCTGTTGCCTGGAGGACAGGGAATGAACAATTTGGATAATTTGAGGGATCATATGGATGGCAGTGTGAAAGTCAACTTAGAGAAGAAACATATAAATAAAAGGTCACAAATATTTCCTCCAGGAATAGTTACAATGAATGAATACCAGGTACCCCCTACTATTCAAACAAGGTTTAGCAAAACAATTATTTTTTCACAAAAGCCTCACCTAAGGAAATGTTTAGAAGCAGCCCCAGAGTTAGTTATTAATAGGGTGCTACATAAGGGAATTACTTTGTTGCTACTACTAATATTTAATAGGCCCACCTGTGAATTTCATCCTGACATTCAATCCCAGGTAGTTTACTGGAAAGAGACTATTGATAAATATGTTGGACTGTCTGACTTTGCTCTTATGCAGGGGAAAATAATGGATGGTAAAAGCCCCTTCTTAGATGATTCAAGTGACACTGAAGATAATGCTTAAATATATTGCCTTTATTTACCAATAAAAAAAAAACACAAACATTGCTTATGTGTTGAATAAGGGCTGAGGGGTTGGGTTTAGGTTTGTTACAGACAAAGCACTTTCTGGGGCAGTTTCCAGGGTTCCAGTTTTCACATTGTCATCCACCAAAGTCACCTCCTCCACCTCTTTTTGGGCTGTGACCTCAGGTTCCTTATTTAAAAACACTTGCTTATAAAGCAAAGACATTGTATAAGGGTTCTTTATGGTTCTTTGCCTAAAATGAACTCTAAAGAACCTTCCTGGAGCAGCAATGACTCTCCTGAACTCAGCATTAGGGCCAAGTGTTTGTTCCTCAACTTCACCAGTGAGACCAAGCATGTCTGCACTAGTTAGATAGCACCTATTTTGTATGCACAGGACCCCTACACCAAACTCATCCAGGAGTGGTATGGTGGAGCTGTTGCTGAAAGTTACTACAGGCGGAGTAAGATTACCTCCAATAACCCTTCCAAAGTATTTACAATTTTCATTTCTGGAAGGGTCAGCAGCCCAGGCTTCAATAGGGAAGTTTTGGGAAGTCACTTTTTCTCTACTTGACTGCCTTGAAACATGGTCATGTCTACCTGGTGCAGTGGTGAAAGAGGGAAAATTTATTTCCTCTCTAGGGGTAATCCCTATTACATCCAGGGGTTGCCCACCCACTGCCCAGAAATAGAGCTGTGGACCACCAACACCACCAATATTTTTGGTGGTTACTTCCCATCCACTGCTAAAGCTTCTGGGCAAAGCAATGACTTCAGTCTCAACCCTGTAGGCCTCCCACACTCTAATGGACTGTTCATCCACACTGTTGGGAATTTCTGGGGTCTGAATAACACCCAAACTATAGCACATCAGCTCATTATTATAGGGTGCCTCTCCTCTCTGTAAGGGTCCCCCTATAATCCAGTGTTTCAGCCCTTCATCACTGGCAAACACAGGTTTCATAAACATCTCAACTTGCAGCTCTGTGTCTTCGCTTTGAGGGACCACTGACAGAACTTCTACGCCTCCTTTTTTTATTGTTCTTGGTAGGCGTATGTTCGGTGTCGTCCTCATCTTCGAAGGTGCTCTCGACCGGCGCATTCTGTGTAGAATAAAGAGGTTTCAAGGCCTCTTCTAAAGCAAACACAACCCAGTAATCCAAAGAGTAATGGGGGTGTTCCTCCATCAGAACCAGACATAAAAATCCAGCTACCAAAGTTACTAATTCCTCTTGGCATTGCATTGTATCCATCTGTTAACATAGTGGTTGTAACACCAGAGGCCTCACTACCAATGGTTCTCAGGTAATCCTGTATAGAAGATATAGTGCCTTGCACATGTCCAACAACATTAGAAACAGTACCACCAACTGATCCGGCAGCTGCCCTAGTAGCACTAGCAGCACCTGACACAGTGTTATACAAAGTACTAGCAACATTATTAATTGCTCTTCCTGAAGCAGCAAGTCCACCTCTCAAATTAGCAGAAACATCTCTTACATCACCAGCAATTCTTTGTATTTCCAATTCTCTTTCCAAAGCAGAAGCTCGTATTCTGTTAATCACACCAGCAACAGGACCACTGTTCACACCTCTTTCAAACTGTTCAACCAGTCTTTCATATTGTTGTTCTCTCAGTCTATATTGGTCATCAAGGTATTGATATGTTTGTGTTGCTCTTTCAAGTCCACCCCATATTTGTTGTATTGTTGGAATATAAGACAAAATGTTTCTCAGCCATTGAATGTAAGTAGGAACATGTTGGTAGGGCACTAGAGCATTTGCCATTCCAACTCTATCACTAATTCCGTGAGTACCTGATTGAGGATCTGTGTTAGAAATTGCCTGATAAAGTCCACTTCCCAGGGAGACAGCTGATCCCACCGCCTGGCCTCCAGCATTTAAGGCCTCCACAACCTCCGGTGTCTGGGCCAGTACAGTCGCAGCAGCCTCTGAAATAGTTACAGGTAGACTTTCACCAAGAACTTCAGCAGTTGTCCCAATTGAAGCAGCTGCAGTAACAGCAGTACCATCTATCAGAGCCCCCGCAGACCCTGCAATCTCTAAAGCTTCAGCTCCCCCTGCTATAGCAGCTCCTATGAATTCAGGAAGTGCCAATATTATCCCCATACCTCATCAGCAGCCGCGCGGGACCGTGAAATTGCAGGGTGAACAAACAGGCAAGC